AGATAACGCAAGAGATTGGCACATTCACGGGTAATTTTGCTGCAAGCACAGCATACAACGTGCGTGATCTAATTAAGGATACTAGCACAAACAATATCTTCATCGTCAACGAGGCACACACAAGCTCTGGCTCAGAGCCGCTAACAACCAATGCCAATAGTGCTAAGTATGATTTGATTGTAGATGCTGCATCTGCTACGACAAGCGCGTCAGCAGCGGCGTCTTCAGCTACAGCAGCGGCTGCGTCAGCCACATCAGCGGCCTCTAGCGCGTCAACTGCAACAACTCAGGCATCAAATGCAAGTTCTAGTGCCTCAACAGCTAGCACTCAGGCTTCAAATGCGTCATCATCTGCTACCGCTGCGGCGGCTTCTGCGGCAACCGCTGCGGCTGTTTCTGGTGGCAGTATTGTTGCAGATACCACTCCCCAGTTAGGTGGCGACCTTGATGTAGTAACGCATGATATAATTAGCACCAGCAATAGAGATATTGATCTAGCCCCAAACGGCACTGGCAAGGTAGTTGTCAAAGGCAACGATAATCCTGGCACAATCGTATTCAACTGTGAAAGCAACAGTCACGGTCAAACTGTAAAATCTCAACCACACAGTGCGTCAGTAACCAACGTCCTTACACTGCCACCAGGCGGAGACCAAGAGATTGTAGGTGCAAGTGCTACCCAAACACTCACAAACAAAACTATTGATGCTAGTCAGCTTTCTGGCACAGTTGCTAATGCACGCCTTGATGCACAACTGCAAGATGTGGCGGGGCTTGCGGTAACTGACAGTGGTTTTATCGTGGGCAACGGTTCTAATTTTGTTTTGGAATCTGGTGCTACTGCCAGGACATCTTTAGGGCTGGCTATAGGATCTGATGTACAAGCCTTTGATGCTGACATTGTTGCCAAGGACACCAACAACACTTTTACAGCAGCGCAGCGTGGCAGCACTGATACTGACACGAGCAACACTGGGTCTGTAACTTTAGATTTTAACACAAATCAAAACTTCGTATTGACGTTTACTGGCAACGTCACGCTGGCTAACCCCTCGACTGAGGCAGTGGGTCAATCAGGCTTCATCGTTTGTATTCAGGACGGTACAGGCTCACGCACTTTGTCGCTTGGTACTGACTACGAAACTGCTGGTGGGTCTGGTATAACGCTATCAACAGCAGCCAGTTCAACTGACATTATACCATATATCGTTGTCGCATCTAATCGCATCTTGTTAGGTGCACCACAGTTGGCGTTTAGCTAATGAGTATCGTCGGCTCACCACAATGGATGTATAATCCATCAACGTCATTCTATCCGCACGAGATAAGTCAAAGCTGTAGATTTGAGGATGGTGACAGCCCATACTTAACTAAATCAGTCACTCACAACAGAAAAACTTTTACAATCTCTTTTTGGGCTAAACGGGGAAATATAAAAAGAGTTTTTGCTTATGGCGTTTATATCAGCGGGAATGAAGTTGCCGTTATAGAATTTGATGATTCAAATCACAATTTATCTTTCTATGACTATTCAAGTGGTTATAGAATGAGACTTACAACAAACGCTGTTTTGCGAGATACAACGGCATGGTATCATACCGTTTTTGCTGTAGACACAACTCAATCCACTGCGTCAGATCGAGTAAAAATTTATATCAATGGCTCTCAAGTAACAAGTTTCTTGCACAGTACCTATCCCAGTCAAAGCCTTGACTTGTTGTTTGGGGCAGGAAACACAACCCGGATTGGCACCGAGGGGACAAACAACAGAGAACATTTCGATGGTTATTTAGCTGAATTTCACTTGATTGATGGTTTGCAACTAACTCCTAGCTCTTTTGGTCAATTTAAATCTGGAATTTGGACACCCGCTGACACTAGCGGATTAACATATGGCTCTGGTGGTGTGCGGCTTCAGTTTCAAGACAGCAGCGCACTTGGTGACGATACCAGTGGTAACGGGAATGACTTTACCGCCAGTGGCTTAGGTGCGGATGATCAAGTCATAGACTCACCGACCAACAATTTTTCTGTTTTGAAGATTGCTGGCACACCCGCTGAATCAGGTGCAGTTTTATCGCAAGGAAATTTAAAATGCGAATCAACAGCAGGAACTTCTGCCCGAAATATGGAAAGGTCATTTACTTCTACGCTTTTACTGAAGGCAGGTTTTAAGTGGTATGTAGAACACTATGTAACAGACACTGATTTTACCTTTGGTCTTAGTCCAGAACAATCTGGGAAAATTCAACACGACAGCAACAACAGCAGGTATTGTGTGGTTTACAACACTGGTGGGGCTGTTATGAATTTTCAAAGTTTTACTGGCGTATTTGGAAACGATGATAATTCAGTTGTTGTGTCCACAGGTGATGTAGTTGGGATGCTTGTTGATATGACAGTTACCCCACCAAAAGTAACTTGGAGTTTGAATGGTCAGTGGGGCAATGGCAGTGCAGCTAATCAGTCAAATCCTACAAGTTTTATAACTTTATCATCTGATTTTACTAGCACTGACACAGACCATCCCGGTGATCTTGTTGTTTGGGTAGGTTCTATTGCTGGCGGACAAGCAACCTCATCAATACTTAATTTTGGGCAAGACAGCACATTTGCTGGTTCAATAAGTGCGGGTAATAACACGGATGCGAACTCACGGGGTGACTTCAAGTACGCTGTACCGTCAGATGCCCTCGCACTTTGTACAGCTAATTTGCCAGACCCCGGAATTGACCCCGCAGGAGGAGAGTCTCCAACGGACTACTTCGATACTATTTTGTATACAGGCGATGGTTCGTCCTCACGAGAAATAGACGGATTATCATTTCAACCTGATTGGATATGGTTCAAGCAGAGGAGTGGTAGTGCTGACAATCATCGTCTGCATGATGTTGTTAGAGGAAACACAAAGCATTTAAGTTCAGACGAGGGCTATGCAGAAGGTACAGAGAGCAACACCCTACTAAGTTTCGATAATGATGGATTTACCATCGGTAATGCTGGGCAGATAAACGAAAACAGTCAAACATTTGTTGCTTGGAACTGGAAAGCTGGAGGCTCTGCATCAAGTAATTCAAATGGAAGTATTACATCATCTGTGTCTGTAAGTCAGGAATCTGGGTTTAGTGTTGTAGGATATACTGGCACTGGCTCGAATGGAACTGTCGGTCATGGGCTTGGTGTTGTACCACAATTAATTATAATTAAATGTCGTACTTTAGACAGCACTGATTGGGTGGTTTACCATGAAGACATAGGAAATGCTAAAGCATTGCATCTTAACAGTAATGGAACTGGTACTTCTGGTTCTGGATTTTTTAATAATACTTCTCCAACATCTACTGTGTTTAGCATTTCAACAGATAATCGTGTTAATCAAAGTGCTAGTGACACCTACATTGCGTATTGTTTTGCAAATGTAGATGGCTATCAAAAGATAGGTAGTTTTAAAGGCAACGGTAATGATGATGGGCCTCTTATAAATGTAGGGTTTAGACCTGCTTGGGTTATGGTGAAGCGCACTGACAGCACAAATAACTGGTTTATTTTTGATAGTGTTAGAGCACCGTCTAACCGAAATGACGCTGCATTTGCTTTTCTCAGAGCAAACCTATCAAATGCAGAAGCAAGTAATGTAAAATTTGAATTTAATAGCACTGCCTTCAAACCACGAGATGCCAGTGCTGGATTTAATGCTGATGGCGGCACTTACGTCTATTTAGCTTTTGCAGAACAACCGTTTAAATTTGCCAACGCACGATAGGAGTGAATGATGGCATGGAAATACAACAACAAAACAATCAATGCTGGGAAAAGTTGGCAGACCAGCGATGGGATCACGCATCCCTCGAACTGGATGATCTGGTCAGACGATGATAAAAAAGCAGCGGGTCTAACTTGGGTTGATGATGTTGTTGCTCCGCATGACAGCAGATTTTACTGGGGCCGTAATACGGATGGTAGCCTTATTCCAAAATCTTTAACTGACATCAATCACACCTGGACACAAAAAGAGATTGATGCGGGTGTTGCGCCAGGTGGTACATCTGCGGGTGCGGCAAAACTAGATTTGGATGGCAAACAGATTGTAACTCCCGGCCTCAAGACAGAAGCTATAGCACTAGCCAAGCAACAGGCGGCAGGACGCCTTCAGCCATACGATTGGTACGTGGTGCGTAAGGCAGAAACGGATGTAGCAATACCCTCTACAATAACAACATACAGAGCCGCTGTTCGCACTGCGTGTGCGGCAATAGAAACAAAGATCACCAACGTCGCTGATTTAGCAGCCTTCATTGCTTTGTACGATGTGCCAGTAAAAGATGGCAAGCCAACGGGCAATGCACCTATAGCTGATTGGCCTGAAGATCTTTAAAATGGATGACACATGCGTTTTTATTGTTTGTTTTTGTGGGCATTGGTGAGGACAAACGCCTTAAAAGTAATGATATGTATTTTCGCTCTGTCGATGACTGCGTGTACTTTGCACAACAACTGCACAAGCAAGGAAACACAATCACAGCTTATTGTTTGCCAGTCTTGGTAACTGAAGAAACAAAGGTGTACTGATGGATCCAGTTACCGTTATGGCTACTGCCACTGCCGCTTTCAACGCCGTTAAAAAAGGCATACAGATAGGGCGTGATATAGAAAGCATGGCATCTGATCTTGGCAGATGGATGGGCGCACTCAGCGACCTAGACATGTTGGAAAAAGAAGCCAAGAATCCCCCAATATTTAAAAAGCTCTTTGCTGGAAAATCGGTTGAGCAAGAGGCTATGGAGACGTTCGCCGCCAAGCGAAACGCAGAACAGCAACGAACCGACCTCAAAAACTTCATAGGCATGATGTACGGCAAGTCCAAATGGGATGAGCTTATTGCTATGGAGGGCAAGATCAGAAAACAACGGCAAGAAACTTTGTATATTCAAAGGCAACGCAGACGTAAGTTTGTAGAAATTGTTGCTTGGATTGTAATGGGACTGATTGGCTGCGCTGTATTGGTTACGTTTGTGATGCTGCTGAAGGCGCACACCGCTAGGGCAGAGCCAGAGCATGTTGTTTGTCGCTTGGTAGGTTGTGAAAAGATTGAAGATCAGAGGTGGTGTGTGTACCGTGGTGCGTACAATATTCAAGAAACCATTAACTTTCGGCTAGATGAATGGTTCCCGCGTGAATTTTTGTGTGATTTTGTGAGGGATGCGCCGCGCCCACCATCAATGCGTGAAACCATGAAAGCGATTAGGGAGAGCCAGAAATGACAGTAGAAGATGTTGCAAGAAAGATGCTTGAGCTTAAAATACTGCCGCGTTTTTGTATCTTAGTAATGACAGGTGTTTACATCCGCTGCATAGAATGGGCATTGTCACAGCCTGATCTTACCACACAACAAGCTAGTCTTATAAGTGTCGTGACTGGTGCAATGACAGGCAGCCTAGCAGTCTGGCTAAACTCGGAGAGGCACTAATGTTACAGGCTTTATTGGGTCCAATATCTTCATTGGCAGGTACTTGGCTTGAAGGCAAGGTTGAAACAAAGAAAGCTGAAGCTGCATCGAAAGTCGCAAAGGCAAAGGCTGAAGCGACTATTATGGAAAAGAAGGCCACGGGTGAGATTGATTGGGATCTGACTATGGCTGAGGGCAGCAAGCATAGCTGGAAAGACGAGTGGCTTACGATTTTGTTCTCTGTGCCTCTTGTGTTAGCCTTTTGTGGAGAGTGGGGACGCAACATTGTATCTGAGGGGTTTACTGCTTTGAACGCTATGCCAGACTACTACAGATACACTCTTGGCATAATTGTAAGTGCCAGCTTTGGTACGAGGGCAGCGACAAAGTTTTTTGGAGGCAAAAAGTAATGGCTAGAAAGTTTCCAAAGGTGCCAAAGACAAAGGGCGGTGTGCCACGAAAGTATGTACGCGGTGCCAAGAATCCATCGGCAAGAGAAGCAGAGATCAAACGCACAAAAAAACTTTACAAACAGGGCAAGCTCACCAAAGCTATGATGGACAGGATTAGCAGGCAGAGGAGTCGCGGATGAGTAAAGCAGCAGTCATAGCCAAATACTCCAAGTCATCAGGCATATCAAAGTCAACGCTCAGTAAAGTGTATTCCAGAGGATTAGGAGCTTACTATTCTCAGGGCAGTAGACCGCGTGTTTCTGCGCATCAGTGGGCGGCTGGGCGCGTTCGTTCGTTTGCCACGGGCAAGGGTGGCGCACGCAAGGCAGATGCAGATTTACTGCGTAAGAAAAAGGCGAAAAAGAAATGATGAAGAAAACTGCAAAGGCAAAGGTCAAGAAGGTTGCCAAGAAGTTACGCGGTGCATCCAAGGCACACGCAGGACAAGCAAAGATGCTTGAAAGTTTGTTGAAGAAGAACGGCAAAAGGAGAAGGTAATGCCAGGTACAAAATACTCTCCAAAGCAAAAGAAACTTGCAAGGGTAGCCGCACCACGCGACAAGATTACTGCTGCTGACTTTGCAAAACTACGCAAGGGCAAGCGTAAAAAGAAAGCGCGTGCATGAGACTGTCACAAAACTTTACACTGCGTGAGCTTACCAAAAGCCAAACAGCAGAGCGTAAGGGTATCCCTAATGAGCCAGATCAAGACACGATAGATAATATTATTGATCTGTGTGACAAGATTTTGCAACCAGTGCGTGATGAGTTTGGCCCTGTAACAGTTACGTCTGGATACCGTTGCCCAGAGTTGTGTGTTGTGATTGGTAGCTCAATGAAGTCTCAGCATACAAAAGGTGAGGCTGCTGACTTTGAGGTAGCTGGTGTGTCAAACATGGTTGTTGCCAAATGGATTGCAGACAACTTAGAGTTCGATCAACTTATACTTGAATGTTATACTGGCGGTAACACGGGATGGATTCATTGCAGCTACGCTCCCGATCCACGCAAAGAAGTTCTTACTTACGACAGAGAGAACGGATACAGACACGGTTTGATTGATGGTAGCTAAAAGATTTCAAAATCCAAAAGGTGGCTTGAATCAGAAGGGCAGAGACTTTTTCAAGAGAACCACGGGCGCAAACTTGAAACGCCCGATAAAGTCTGGTGACAATCCACGCAGGGCTAGCTTTCTAGCACGCATGGGTAACATGAGGGGACCAGAGAGAAAGAATGGCAAACCAACGCGCTTACTACTGTCACTCCGCGCATGGGGTGCAAGCAGCAAGGCTGACGCAAGGAAGAAGGCGGCAGCAATCTCCAAACGAAACAAAGCCAAGAAAGGAAAAGCATAATGCCTGGACACTATGGGAAAGCCAAAGGCGGCATGGGAATGAAGAAGAAATCTGCCAAGATGAAGAAGCAAGCAGCGACAGCTATTGCTATGAAAAAGGCAGGGAAGAAGCCTAAGAAGCGCAAGTAATTAGGTCTTTATTTCAAATCTTCAATCAACTGACGCATCTCTTTACGAGAGTACCCAGTGTCGGTTGGCATGCCTTCTATATAATACCTCATGACAGTGTTGTGTGTGTTTGGACGCCACGCTGCAAATGATATGTGCAAAACTTTTTTGCCGCGCCAGACTCTGCAATACTTTTTGCATATAGAAAGTCCGTATATCTTAAACCCCGCTGGTCGCAAATATTTTTTATAACGAAACACCTCCTTGCCAAACAAACTGACAATACCATCACCAATCTCTTTCCAAGGATTAGGCCAGTTATTGGGTATGTTTAAGTGATCTCTCTTTACAAAATTTGCCTGTGAAAGCATATAGCTTGTGCCAAGCTCTTTGTTCTTTTGATCCATTGCCTGTTGCAACTTCACACTAATATTTATATTTTTTGTCGGTTCCATTTTGATCCTTCCTTTGTTTTATCTGTATAGAATTTCACCGCCAGCAGCTAAATACTGAGCCAGACATTCAATAACGTATGGCTCTGTAAGATAACCGCCGCTTATCTCACCATTGAGTGGGATAATGTGTTTTGCTTTGTGCGGCTCGAACCCGTGTTCTTTTAGTATTCTGTATGGCCCCCAGCCATCTAATATCAAAGCAGCATAGTAATCATATGCTAGTATCCGCGCTTCCTTGAGACTGCGCGACTCTTGTAGCGAAACAATTTTTTCCGTAGCCATAACACAAAAGATCTCCCTCTCCGTTTATCACCCACGTTCCAGTCATCAGTCCATGTGTTTCTCCGCAAAGATCACATGTGACTGTCTGACCAGAAGGTGCGTGTAGTCTTTTTGTTTTAGTTTTTTTCGGCACTGAGCAGCCTGTCTATCTCTGTTTTGGGTACATAATACATACCGCCCAGTTTCTTTGCCTCTATATCGCCCCTTTGGATAAGCTCACGCACCCTTTGTACCTTTGGGCGGGTATCACTACCAAAAATCTCTAAAGCCACCTCTCTGGGGCTTAAAAGGCGATTAGAAGGGGATGTCATCGTCAATTTCTCCCTTGTCTGCGTGCTTCATCTGCACGACTTGCCCAACAGGTTTCAGTGCTGGCTGTGAAATATCATCAGCAATATTGTCATCTGCTTGGTACTCAATGACCTCTTGGAAGCGCACGGCTCTTGTGCCATCGTCATTCTCAAACAGTTGCACATCATACATCTTGTCCGGTGAGAATGTTACCGTGCCAGGTTGTGCTGGTTTGCCGATGTGCGGCCTGAATTTAGAGTTGCTATGTGTAGCTGAACCATTGCCGTTGTAGGTAAACAGTTTCACTGTCATAACTGGTAGCCATCTTCTAGCCATTTGCTTTCTCCTTTAACTTTTCTCTTGTTTCGACAAACAGTGTCTTGAAATCGTTGTAAGCATCAATGTCTTTTTCTTTGATGCTTTGCATCGTTGCTTTTGTAAAAGGCTTGTTCATAAAGACCTCAAGATCTTTCAAGGTGTACTGATCTAAGGTTGCCTCGTTGTGTGCAAGCCACTCTGCTTCTTCTTTGCTTAGTGGTTTCTTTTGAGTTGGCACCAAATCAGGCTTTGAGTTTTTGAAATCATCAGCCTCTTCTTCTGAATAAACAAACCCAGACGCACCTATCAGCTTGAGTATCACACGATCTTTGGCACGCTTCTCTGCCATAGCGTATGGGTAGCTGTTAGTTGTGTTGGATGGCGCAGACTCGCCTATTGACCAGGCTGTTTTATCACCTAACTTGCCAGTCACACAGATAACAGCGACCTTTGCTTGGGAGTTGGCTTCCACTATTGTTGGCTCGCTAAACAAAATGTTTGTGTGATCTGCTATGCGTTCTAAGGCTTTGTGTAAGATCACGGGCGTGCCGTGGCAGTTCCACACTGCACCTTCATCCATCTTGTCAGACATACCCACCTCCGCAAGCAGCTCGCATAGGTTGTCTGGTAAAGCCTTGCCTTGCCTGTTATTTGTCATCCTCATTGTCTTTCTCCAGTAAACGCTTTTCCAAATCGTTACATTTGTAAGTCACAAGTTCTAGATCTCTTGTCACTTGCTGCAAACGGTTAAACAAGTCATCCATACGCAGATCCCTTTCGTTCAAAAGCTCATCTACGATTTTGCTAATCTCATTCTTGTCCATTGTAAAACTCCTTGTGCCACATAACCATCTGCCCGCGTCCTGATGCGCCCTTACGTTTTGTGCCATCTACAATAATGATGCCCTTTTCTTTTAGGGCTTTGAAACGTGGCGTGATTGAGTTATAGCGGTGATGCGGAAGGGCATCGCAGACCTGATCTGCTATTGCACCTTCTGCACGAAACGCCCAGATAGCATCAGCTACAATAGACTCCATAGCCGTTGCATCAATTTGTTCTGCCGCATCGTGGCTGGTGCTTGGGTCATCCCTGCGCACTAATTTGTATGCTTCAGTCATCTTTGATCCTTTTTGCTTTGATACCCTTTGCGCTGACAAATTTGTTTCCGTGGTTTTTTTGCGATAAGTGGTGTTGTTTGACACGTTTCTCAGCAACAACCAACGCATGATCTTCGTTCATCGCACGCACTTGCTGGTAAGTTTTTCTGTACGTCACATCCAAAACCACTGCAAAAGTCTGATAGTATGCATATCCGGGAGGGTGTTTTGTTTTAGTACCCATCGTTGCAGAAATATCTTCATCTTCATTATTTGACATTTAGAAACTCCATAGATTTTTAGCTACGTCTACGATAGATGGCCCATGACGCCTTGCTATTTCATTAAAATCTGGCTGGACCAAACCAGCTAAATCGTGCCAGTTTCCGTTTGCCGCCTTGAGTAAGTTCTGTGATATCAGCCAACTGCGCACAACTTCTTGATACGCACGTTCTAGGTTTTGCTCTGAAAGCTGTTCACAGTTTTCTGCTGTTGCTATGTGATAGCCAGCCGCTGACACATACAGCAAGGCTGGCGGCTCACCACTGGCTTTCCAATACACAGACTGTTGTTGAGTCTGTAGCCATGTTGGGGTGATTTCTGGCTTTGGTACGCGCCAGGTTCTTGTGCCATCTTTTTTGATTGGGTTGCGTAGCGGTGGCTTACACTTCAAATCTACTTGAAGGCCAGCACCAAAGAAATCACGATACAACAAGATTGGTACGTCAATTTTTTGCTCTTCATGCCATTCCTGCTTGTTGCCGCGCACTCTGTTTGCCTGTTGAAAAAACTTTTGTAATGCGTTCACCGCAAATAAAATCATGTCAGGTATGTATTCTTGAAAAGCCTCAAACTCTTCCCTGTCTTTACCATCATCCCAGTCGCGCGGTCTGTAATCTCTATACTTGGTCATGGCCTCTTGTGTGGCTGTAAGCAGGTCTTGCCCATCAATAATCACTCTTGATGTGCCATACTCGACACAGATGCCGCACCAAGGTCTAGCTGCCATTGGCAAGGACACGCCCAGATGTCGGCAATACAGCTTAAGTACATACTCCCACTGCTCCTGAGTTGCTCCAGATGCACTGTCGTGCTTTGCGCCAAAAAACTTTCTATACTCTGGTATCTGTGGCATATCCTGTCTCTCTCTGTGTATAGTCAACATACATAACCATACTTGTTGTCAGGCTGTCAACACTGTGATACAAGAAAATATGACCTTGGAAGAATATTTAGAAAAAAATAAGATGAGCCAAGCCAAGCTGGCGCGGCGTGCTGGTATGTCTAGGGCAGCTATCAACCGGCTGTTATCAGGCAGTAGGCGTCCAAGCCCACAAACTATGGGCAAGATATTTGTGGCTACCGATGGAGATGTTGCACCCAATGATTTTTTCAGAAACGAAATGCAAGACTTGTGACGGCTCCGGTTGGGTGCGTAGGCGTTGTTGGTTTGAGGCTGATGAGGTTGTGCAAGACCACTGTGATGAATGTCATGGCTTGGGCAAGGTGAAGTCATACAATATTCAGGCTGGTGACGGTAGGTTTGCACGGCTCCAGGCCGCAGATATGTGTGTTGCTTGCAAAACCTTCCTTGATGGCAGGATACAATGTCCAACGTGCAAAATGGTTTACGGTAGTCATGGATAACTTAATTATTGAAAAAGCAACAGAGAGAGACTTGTTGTATGTCGATAGTTTGCAACGAAAAAATGCTGAAGAATTAGCCTTTTATCCAAGGCAGGTTTTTGAGAGAGAGATTCAAAATTCAAGAATAATTTTAGCGCGAGTCAATGGTGAACCAGCAGGGTACATTTACTATGGGGCATTGGGCCATACTTGCAAGATCCACCAAGCATGTATTCAGTACGATCTGCGAGGTCAGCTTTATGGCGCGGAGATTGTTCGTTATTTGTTAAAGTTGGCAGACCTATACAATGTTCTTGCGGTTACCTTGCGATGCGGCTCCGATATAGCGGCAAATGATTTCTGGATGGCTATGGGTTTTTACTGTGAAGCTGTGACTCAGGGTGGAGTACGCAGGATGCGCGACATAAATTGTTGGCGTTATGATTTGCAACAGCCGTTATTCAAGGTTGAGGACGCCCCAAGCAGAAAGAAAAAAAATTCTTCATTGTGGGCAAGGCGTGGGAATGTTTCCTCTTCAAGTTTTGCTAGAGGCAAACAAATTAAAGCCTACAGGAAATTAATTGTTGGTTATGAGCAAGAAAAGTAGAGATAAAGGTTCTGCTTTTGAGCGGTGGTGTGTCAACGAGATCAAAGACCACCTCGGCTATGCAAACGTGCGCCGCAACCTCTCTCAATATCAGACAAAGGGTGGCTGCGATATCTACATTCCACAATGGTCAGTAGAGTGTAAACGCTACGCTAGTGGCCCTGTAGGCGGTGCTGATGCGTGGTGGCAACAAGCTGTAGACTCAGCAGGGGATCTAATGCCGGTGCTAATCTATAAATACGATAGGCAGGATGTGTCGTGCCGCCTCTTTCTCTCTCATGTAAACCCAGAATTTACTGCCACAGATGCCACTGTTATCGTTTCTCTTCAAACATGGTTTTACATTGTTAGAGAAAAAATTGATGCAACAGGCTAGACTGTCAACAAAATCTATGATATTTGAAACATTGTTTACAAACACAAAGTGTAGACACTTGCTAGCAAAGTGTAGTGATGGCAACGTAGCATTTTATTATTTTTAAATAAAAAAAGTGTCTACATTGTAAGTGTAGACATTGTGTTGTAACATTGTGTTTTCATATTCCTCCCAAGAGAAAACTAAGAGAGGCTCACGCCTCTCTCTTTTTGTTATCGCCTCTCGTATTTAAACCCCTCCCAGTTTTCCATAGCTTCTATTGCAGGCTCTGCTTCTGACATTCCCGCTTCGCCTTCCTGTAAAATGAGATCAAAAGCTCCAACATGTTTAGCTGGAACATAAACTGTCCATGAACAATCTTTGTTTTCAACAATTCTTACCATTACTCTGACCCCTTCTCTGCTACCCTTCTCTCTGTTAAAAGCAGCTCAACAGGTTTTGGCACCGATCTTTTTCCAGTTTCGTAGTACCATATAGCCTGTTGACTAACTCCAATATGATTAGCCATAGCCACCATTGTTAAGCCCAATCGCTTTCTTTCTGCTTTGAACTCTTCTGCTGTCATGCTACCCTCTCTGTTATGGCTGGTTTTGTTGATCCTTCACCAGTCATTGGGTCGCGCCAGATGCCCCTGACGCGGCCCTTTCTCGTTCATTTAACGCAATCAACAATGTCATAGTTGTGACACAAGTCCTCTTCTAACTCACTTCCAGGCATCCACATTGCTTGAGTAGAGTTTGGCTTGTCATCATCCCAGCCAATAATTGCGTATTCGTAATCAGTGCGCACACTTGTTGCTATGTTTTCTTTTTGTGTAGATGACACAAAGCCATTGGGTTGAGTTTTGTATGAGACTGTGCGTTCAATCCTGTAATCAACAACCTTGATATTTTGCCAGCCTAAGCTAGTAGGGAAGTGTTGCCTCTCATTCATGCGGTAAACTGTTCCAATAATCATTGTTCGATCCTTTCTTAACATGCCATTGCTGGCGTTTTGAGGCCCACTGACGGCACCTAGCCGCCAATGGGTAGGGTTGTACTAGGCAAAGGTATCTATTGCCCATTTAAAGACTTGCCATAGCCATGCCTCGCTGCCCATGAGTCCCCATATCACAAGGCCCATGATTAGAACGAATAGCGCATTGTTGAATATTTCTAGCCTGTCCATCATTAGCCCCTACGAGTGCGCTTCGTGAATGTAGAACTTGCGTTTGCCTGTCAGCATTTGACCAACAGCGTAAGCAGCATCGCGCATTGCCATTTCGCCCCTGCCGCTGATGTTTTCTGACATATCAACACCCGCCAGCTTTAACGCGCTTGCCATTGCGCTTGATGCTTTGCAGTAACCATAGCCGCCAGCACTACCATAACCACTGCCATGCTGCTCACCACTGCCAAGCCATGCAAGGCAATAAACCTTGCTAGTGCCGCAATAGAACCGGAAACGCGCCACGCAACCATGTTCAGGATGTATAACAGCCATTTCTTTGTAAAAATTTTTTTGCACTTTATCGCGCACATTGCCGATATTATCAGATGATGAAAGGCAAGCGTTTGTAGCTTTCAAACCTCCAAAAAATGATGATTTTTTGTGAATAAACATTGTTGATCCTTTCTAAGATTTTTTAGATTGCAGATATGTAATGGAAGATAGCCCCTCACCATTCGCATAAATCCACTTTGCAGCGCTGTGACTAGCGGCGCGGATGTAAGCACCATTATTGGTGCCACGATAGTAAACCCAAAACATGGGCTGGTTACGATATACATATTCATATGACATTGTTTGATCCTTTCTTGATGTTGCTATTCGGTTGACACAACCCAGTTGTTCTGGAAATGGTCAATCCAATCGTTCAAAAACTCAGGAAGCATGATTAACCCACCATTCTTGTTAAAATTAGAATCTTGATAAAAATCTTCCAAGTTCAGACTTGCGGCTTCGTTTTGTGCCATAAGCAAAAAAACCGAACCGTGCGCGACAACTTTATAATCTGCAGTTTTTGTATTCATTGTTTTGATCCTTCATAAAATATTGAACATATAACCCCTATAACCATTGGTTACTATACTGTCAACCCCAAATGTGATATTTTTTACATTGTGTCAAACAATGCAGCACATTGTACCAGTGAGCTGGGCAATGATAATGCTTGGTTTGTTGTTGTAAAATGCTTGTGAGATTCCAAAACATCACGACACAGTGAGACATTGTTCGCGCGGCATTGTAGCATTGCGCACATCAACAATGCGATATGTGTTGCAGCACCACGGGGGGCTGTTATTTTTGCCGTGCGGCCCAGACAACGCGACCACTCTATATATGTGTTAATTACTACTATCCCACACACGGAGAGAACATGGCTAAGATACCCAGAGCTAAGATTGACAGGGTAGCATCTGATGTGATGCAGGGTTATACGCTTGCTAAGTCTTGTGAGCGTAACAAGGTGTCAAGGGCTACGCTGTATCGCAGGATGAATGATGACCCTGAGATTAGTAACGCTATCAAGACTGCTCAACAGCAGAGTGCTGAGAAGGCACTAGAGGATGTTGAGGCTATGTATCAGCATCAGTTGAGTGGTGAGAAGAACTATGATCCTAATGTTCTAAGGGATTATGCTTTACATGTACGTTGGAAGGTGGGCAAGGTTATGCCAGACCAGTATGGTGATAGCAAGAACCGTGCTGGTGTAGAAGTTACTGACGGTGGTGTGAAGATTATGTGGGAAGGGTGATGCAGGTAAAGATCCCTTACAAGCCTAGATCCTTACAAGCAGAAATGCACAAGAGTGTGAAGCGTTGGAATGTGCTGGTAATGCACAGACGTTTTGGTAAGACGGTCTGGGCAGTCAATCATCTCATTAGACACGCTTTGACTTGTGAGTTACCTAGGCCAAGAGTTGCTTTTGTTGCACCTACTTTTACGCAGGCCAAGCGCATAGCTTGGGATTATGTAAAGTATTATGCTTCTGTAATACCTGCTGTTAGTTTCAATGAGACTGAGTTGCGTGTAGACTTTCCAAATGGTGGCAGGCTGATGTTATTGTCAGCGGAGAACCCAGACAGTCTGAGAGGTATCTATCTTGATCTATGTGTATTCGATGAGTTTGGCATGCAAAATCCCAGGGTGTGGGGGGAGGTTGTACGTCCTGCCCTGTCTGATAGGGAAGGTGCGGCTGTATTTTTAGGCACCCCAGCGGGACATAATCATTTTTTTGATCTATTGGAACAGGCCAAGTCAGAGGAGCAAGAAGGTTCTGAGCAATGGTACTGGAAGGTAGTCAAGGCATCTGAGAGTGAACTTGTAAAGAAAGAAGAGCTAGAGGCGGCTAGGGCGCAGATGACGCCAGAGCAATACGAGCAAGAGTATGAATGTTCGTTTACCGCTGCTATCATAGGTGCCTATTATGGAAAGCTGCTTTCTGATGCCGATGATAACGGAAGGGTTACTAGGGTTCCATATGACCCTGCTTATCCTGTGCATACCGCATGGGATCTGGGTATAAACGACTCAACAGCTATTTGGTTTGCGCAAGTATTTAGAGGCGGCTCGATTAATGTTATTGACTACTATGAAAACAGCGGTGTTGGGCTGGATCACTACGCTGAAGTATTACGTCAGAAAGATTACCACTACGGCGATCACCTTGCTCCGCACGACATTGAAGTAAGAGAGCTTGGTTCTGGCAAGTCTAGGCTAGAGACTGCGTTCAGTCTTGGCATACGCTTTCGTGTTATTCCGAAGATGAAGATAGCAGACGGTATCAACGCTGCACGCATGATGCTGCCCAAATGTTTCTTTGACAGGGAGAAAACATACGATGGCTTGGAGATGTTACGACAGTACAGGCAAGAGTGGGATGAACGCAAAAAAGTTTTCAGAGATCATCCAAGACATGATTACACGAGTCACTCTGCGGATGCGTTTAGGTATCTGGCTGTTGGGTTGGAGAATAGACAAGCTGTGCTTCGCCCTCCGCAGAAAATGGCGATGAACGAATACAACCCATTCACGCTATGATGGACGAAAGAGAACATATACTTGAGTTGGTAGAGAGTAGCGAGTACCACCAGTGGTGGGGGGAGGAAGAGTTTGAGAACTTTGTAGAGCAACCGATGCGCCTAGATCAGTATGTGCTGATGGATGAGGGCTTTGCAACTTGGGGATTTCCAAACGAGTGGCAAGTGCAAGATTACCTGCTAGAAAATAAGTTTCCTGTGGATGGGTTTGATGGCGGGGGAGATACAGTTTGGATAGTAGACTTTATTTGTTTGCAAGGAAAGAGTAGCATAGCGCGTATAATGCGACACATACGAGATCATCTGGTGCAAAGCGGTCATGACAAAGCGTTATGGTTGCGCACTGAGACAGGCAAGATAGGCTGGTACAAACTGAAGGAGATCCATAATGGGTAGTGGAGGATCAGGCACAAGCGGTGGTGCTACGAACATAGGCGGCACACAACCTATAAGGTCTACTGGCGCACCAAGGCGCACACAAGGGCAACGCTTTCGAGATGATGCCGCACAGGCAATGGTAAGAGAACAGCAGCAACGTGGCAGAAATCCAGTTGGGGGAATGAACTTAACTGCGGAAGAAAGACGTATGCGTGCGCCGCAACGCGGTCTTGCACCAGGAGATGTTTTGGCAACGATTGGTTCAAGTGGCTTTGGGCAAGTGGCATCGGCAAGACTAGCTGGCAGAACAGATATATCAAAAGAGCAACTTGGGGATTTGGCAACACGCACAAACATTGGACAGTTACCAGCAGGCAGGGTGTCAGTGCCAGGTGTTGGTAGCGCAGCACTCAATGTTTTAAATGTTATAGGTCAAAGATCAGCAAAAACAATTCTTGATAAAATCATAGAAGGTGGTGAGCCAATTACTGACTCAAGTGGTAGAGTTGTTGGTGCGAAGGGAGAGTCAGGAACCTTCAGCGTTGCGCCGCCTGCTGCGCCTTCTGTTTCGCCAACAGGCAGAGATGAGCCACAAAGGTCAGACATCACACCAGAAATAACACCAGAGGTAACGCCAGAAAGAGATGACGCGCCTCTTGCCACAAGGGGCAGAACAGCTTTCACAAGAGATAGGCGCAGAACACGCGCTGCAAGGTTTGGTCAAGCTGGTTTTGGTTTC